CACGCCATCTTGACCTCCTTCTACTTCCCTCTTAACATCAAGCCAGTTCAGATAACCTCCGGAACCAGTTGATCGATAAGAAGAAATTCCTATCAACTTTCTAGTTCTGTCGGGCAACCAGTGCGAAACTAGTTGCCCTGTGAAGTTAACATCGTGACCACCCCAAAACTGTAAAGGGACGTGGGATGCTAGGACCTTCCATAAGTCCCAAGCAACATCGTCCAACCACCAATCCGGGACAAGACGGGCCCACTTGCGAACAGCGTTCGCACAGTGAATCACGTCAATAATTGTCCTTATTGGTTTCTTTACATAGAACGGGGTTATGTCGGCTCCGTCACAATAGTGACCGCCACACGATTCTCTGAATGGACCTTCTAAGAAGGTCTTATCCTGGTTTGGCTCAAAGCCAAGAAAGGACAAAACATCCATGAAATAGTGCGCGGCCTCTACGGGGGTGATGATATCATCACCGTAAACAGAGACAACACCCGAAATGCCAAGATGGTAGTTCACCGCCCTAGCAAGGCAGTAGAACAATAATGACTCCAACTCAAAAGTGAAGCCATTACCCATCGAGGAAAACATTTCGTTGACATGTACCTCACTGTCAATGACAGTGACTGGGCTCCTTACGGCGCTCAGCAACGTGAACCAGTGCTCCGGAAGAATTTGGAACACTAGTTCATAGCTAATCGAGTCACTGGCAGACGATAAATCAATAGTCGCCAGCGAACCTGTGATACTCCCAGACTGGGCGTACCCACGGTTCTTCGATTGATCATTAAGATCAATACCAACTCGACGCAAACGGTCACGGATAGCTAATCCGAGACCGCGTTGCATGTACATGTTGAAATCGGGTTCCTTGCATGCGCAACGATCGATTTCACTGTTCTTAGGGACGGTGAACAGAACGTTGCCTGCTTGGAGACGCATCTCTGCGCCGCCTCGCAGCTCTCTCCACACAGGAGACTCTTCCAGAACTAATTGGAAGAGCTCCCGTGCGCGAGGGGTAACGTCTGCTGAACCGAGGTACTTAAGAGCCGGATGGCTCTCAGTACGCCGCCTACTCGTAGTCGCACCACCTGAGAACCCCCCTAAAAGGGAGTCGAAGGGTGGAGTATCACCAAGAATATCGCGACAAAATGTCGCGACGGTTGACATGAAAGATTCATATGGAACTCGAGGGAGGATGTTAAACTCCTTAGAGACCGTCAACAATCTTTCATTAGTCGCCTCATTGTTTCGCTCCGTTGCGAGCCATTTATTTATGGCTCGCTGGCGTCGCACCTGAGGTGGTGCGGTGTCCATAGAAACGAACTTTGAGAACGACTCCTTCTTGAGATAATCGTATTTTGATATACGACTATCCAGGTTGTCAACCCAAGTTGATACAACTTCGGTTAGGTGCTCGGGTACCAATCGGTTTGCGTCATATTGACGCTTACGACGAGGGTATTGAATAGACATGTGGTTATCCAATCATGAATATTCTCACTGGTAGAATTACCAGTGATGGACATCACATGGTTGTGAGGCCCAAGTCACAGAGATTACAGGTGGGATTGACGCTAAGATAACAAGAAAGGCACGCAAGCCTTTCAAGGTCTTAGGACGCCTACCCATCAGTAAACGCTCTGTAGCTTCGTCAGCAGATCGTTCGTCCACTTAGTGGGGTCCAACGCTGAGGCCGTGAGGCCAACAGCGTCTTTCCGCTCTTGCTCACTCGACGATGCGTCGAATGAGAAAGACACTTCGGTGTACGCAGTCCGAACCACCACAGGAGTCGAAACTCCGTTGATAGTTTGGGTCTGTACGATCGGAAACGTCCCTTTCAGAACGACCTTCTTACGGCCGGCCTGAGTTGTCGTCAACGACATCGTAACGATGTTGTCGCCGATCGGGACCCCAGTCGATTCCACAACCGCAG